ATGAGATACCTCCTTTTTCAAAAAGTATCTCAAGGAGTGTGAATAAAATCAAAACATTTATAGGATTTTAGATGGATATTTAATGATTTTTTATGTGTGGTTTGGATTTTATTTTAGTAGGGATAATGGTGGTGTTCTAGGCTTGCAGATATATTGCATATCGCAATACAAAATGGTAAAATATAAATATCATAAAGGAGGCGGTATGCATGTCCAAAACCACAAGTATTTTTGCTCGGGTTGAGCCGGAAATAAAAGAACAGGCGGAAATGGTGTTGAATAAACTTGGCATACCCATGTCAAACGCCATCAATATTTTTTTAAGGCAGGTTGTTTTACAAAACGGGCTGCCCTTTGAAGTTAAGATTACACATAACAGACCCCTTGCATTTGGGGATTTAACGCCTGAAGAATTTAACCATGAAATTGAAAAGGGACTAGGTGATTTGAAAGCAGGCAGGGTTGTATCTGCGGATAAGGTAGCCGAACGTATGGGTAAGGAATATGGCCAGGGGCTATAGGATCATCTATACAGAAGAATCCGAACAGGATCTTATAAATATCTACAGATACATTGCCATAAATTTATCTGTGCCGGAAACCGCAAAAAATCAAACAGACAGAATCATGGATGCGATTAATGGCCTGGATGAAATGCCCCTCAGGCATAAACTTTACCAAAAAGAACCTTGGCACAGTAGGGGTTTGAGGGTCCTTCCGGTAGATAATTACCTGGTGTTTTAGGTGGTAGTTGAAGAAGAAAAACTGGTTGCAGTAGTGAGGATAATGTATGGTGGGCGTAATATAGAACTGCAACTGTCAAGCACAAAAATTTAAATATTAAGGTTCATGAGGGCATCTCAACCGAGGTGCTTTTTTCATGCTCATTTTAAGGGGGGTGAGATTCTGAAAATACCTATTCTATCAAACCTGTTTAAGTCCAGAGCCAGCCCTAAAAATAGCTTCTGGCAAAATACCCATGCCTTTTTCTTCGGCCCTACGCCCAGCGGTAAAACAGTCAACGAGCGAACGGCCATGGCCACATCAGCGGTTTATGCCTGTGTGCGGGTATTGTCGGAAACCATCGCTTCCCTACCCCTCCACGTTTACCGGCGCACTGGGCAAGGGAAGGAAAAGGCCATGGATCATGGGCTGTATTACCTGCTCCATGATGAGCCCAACCCCGAGATGACTTCATTTGTGTTCAGAGAAACACTGATGGGTCATCTTTTACTTTGGGGAAATGCCTATGCTCAGATCATTCGGGATGGCCGGGGAAAAGTTATCGGTTTGTACCCCCTACTGCCGGATCGTATGGAAGTAAGCCGTACCGATCAAGGGGAGCTGTATTACCGCTACCAAAAGGAGGGCCGGGAATATTTACTCCGCCGGGAGGAAGTGCTGCATATCCCTGGCCTTAGTTTTGACGGTTTGGTGGGCTACTCCCCGATTGCTATGAGCAAGAATGCCATCGGAATGGCCCTGGCCACTGAAGAATACGGTTCCAAGTTATTTGCCAATGATGCCCGGCCTAGTGTAGTGCTTGAACACCCCGGCATATTAAAAGACCCGGCTAAAATTCGTGACAGTTGGAATCAGATCTACCGGGGCAGTGAAAATGCCCATAAGGTGGCGGTACTGGAAGAAGGCATGAGCGTCAAAACCCTAAGCATGCCGCCGGAGCAGGCTCAGTTTTTAGAGACCAGGAAGTTTCAAATTGAAGAAATCTGTCGGATTTTCAGGGTCCCTCCTCACCTAGTGGCTAATTTAGAGCGGGCAACCTTCTCAAATATCGAACACCAATCAATTAGCTTTGTGGTGCACACCATAAGGCCCTGGTTGGTGCGGCTGGAGCAAGCATTTAATAAGGCGCTATTTAGTGGATCTGAAAAGAAGGAATACTTTGTCGGTCTAGTAGTGGACGGGTTACTCCGTGGCGACTATGAATCTCGCATGCGAGGATTTGCGGTCGGAATTCAAAACGGGTTTTTAAGCCCCAACGATGTACGCAGCCTAGAAAATCTGAACCCTATTGAACATGGAGATGTTTATGCGGTGAATGGCAACATGGTCAAATTAGAAGACATCGGGATATTTATGACGGGAAAGGAGGATGCCAATGGATAGGTTCTGGAACTGGATTAAAAACGAAGGGGAGAGAACCCTTTACTTGGACGGCTACATTGCCCCGGAGAGTTGGTTCGATGACGAGGTAAGTCCCAAGGAATTTAAAGCCGAACTGGAAGCAGCAGCCGGTGACATCACGGTTTATATCAATTCACCAGGTGGAGATTTCTTCGCTGCCAGTCAAATCTACACCATGTTGAAAGATTATAACGGCCAAGTGCTGGTCAAGGTTGACGGCATAGCGGCCAGCGCTGCAGCGGTTATTGCCATGGCGGGCGATATGGTCTGTATGTCCCCTACCGCCATGCTTATGATCCACAATCCGTCAACTTTCGTTTGGGGCGAGGAATCCGACATGCAAAAGGGTATTGAGATGTTGGCGGAGGTCAAGGAAGCCATCATTAACGCCTTTGAAGCAAAAACCGGGTTGGAACGTAAACAGATCGCTCAGATGATGGATGCCGAAACTTGGTTCAGTGCTAATAAAGCGGTGGAGTTAGGCTTTGCGGATGAAATTCTCTACAGCGAACCACCACCCCAGGTTACTGACTTTATGTTTGACCGGGTAACGGTAGTCAATGCGCTGATGCAGAAACTGCCTGTCAAGGAAAGACCCAAACCGGTAATCACCAGCAACAACGGGGTTTCATACGAACAGCTGATTAAACGGCTGGAATTAATAAAAGGGAGGTAATATACCATGAGTAAAATTATTGAACTGCGGGAAAAGCGGGCTAAAGTGTGGGAGCAGGCCAAGGCCTTCCTGGATGAAAAGCGGGGAGAAAACGGCTTACTATCGGCTGAGGATACCGCTACCTACGAAAAGATGGAAACCGAAGTTGTCAATTTAGGTAAAGAGATTGAACGCTTAGAGCGCCAGGCCACCATTGATTTGGAGCTTTCCAAGGCTACTAGCACGGCATTAAAAACTATTCCTGGGGATGAGCCTAAAGGCCGGGCTTCCAATGAATACGATAAGGCCTTCTGGCAGTATATGCGCAACCGCAATAGCTATGAGGCCAGAAACGCTTTAACCATTGGCGGTGACGGCACTGAGGGTGGATATTTGGTGCCTGATGAGTTCGAACGCACCTTGATTGAAGCCTTGGAAGAAGAAAACATCATGCGTACACTGGCTAAAGTAATTACCACCTCTACCGGTGACCGGAAAATCCCGGTGGTAGCTTCCAAAGGTGTGGCTACCTGGGTGGATGAAGAGGGGCCGTATCAGGATAAGGATGATGCTTTTGATCAGGTATCCATTGGGGCCTACAAGGTGGCCACCATGATTAAGGTTTCCGAAGAACTATTAAACGACAGCGTCTTTAACCTGGAAAGCTACATTGCTAAAGAATTCGCTCGCCGCATTGGGGCCAAGGAAGAAGAAGCCTTTTTAATCGGGGATGGTGAGGGGAAACCCACCGGCATCTTTGACAATGACAGTGGCGGGGAGATTGGAGCAACCACTGCCGGGGCTACTCTTAAAGCGGATGAGGTTTTCGACCTCTTTTATTCCCTGAAGGCTCCTTACCGCAAAAAGGCTGTCTTTATTATGAACGATGCCACGGTGAAGGAAATCAGGAAACTAAAAGACGGTAACGGTGTGTACCTATGGCAGCCCTCCCTCACTGCAGGAGACCCGGACACTTTGTTAAACCGTCCCGTCAAGACCTCGGCTTATGTGCCCACCATTGCAGCCGGGGAAAAAGTGATCGCCTTCGGGGACTTCGGCTACTACTGGATTGCTGACCGGCAAGGCCGTATTTTCCAAAGGTTAAACGAACTCTACGCCGCCACCGGCCAAGTTGGTTTTAGGGCCGCCCAGCGGGTAGATGGCAAGCTAATCTTAAAAGAAGCCATTAAAATTCTACAAGTGAAAGCGTAGGTGATGGCAGATGAGTAACGTTAAAAACTATCACGAGCAAGGCGGTAAGAAATGGGTGGTGGGCGGCCAGTTGGAGATTACAGCCGGTGGTAAACTTACCTTCCAGGGAACAGAATTTAAACCGGCAGCAGGCCAGGTGAACAGTGAAGCCACCACCATTGCCGCCTTAAAGGAGGATTTCAACTCCCTCTTGGGGCGGCTTTTTGCTGCCGGGCTGATGGTGGTGGATAAAACGGCACTGGAAGCGGCCATTACTGCGGCCTTGGAACTTTTAGACGGGGCAGTGGTAGGTGAGGGTGTTGGGGAATATCCCCAGGATGATTACGATACTTTTGAGAGTGCCATTGAAGCTGCCTTAGGTGTGGCCAATGATACAGATGTTACCCAAGGCGAAGTAAATACGGCGGTGACCACTCTAAATACAGCAATTTCCACTTTTCAAGCAGCAAAGATTCTGGTGGATAAATCAGGCCTTATTGCCGCCATTGCTGCTGCCCAAGACCTTTTGGCTGCTGCAGAAGCGGGCACGGAGCCTGGTCAGTATCCGCAAGAAGCGATTACTACTTTTGAAACTGCCATTGGTGCAGCCCAAGCCGTGGTAGATGATGCCGAGGCTACTCAAAACGATGTAGATGATGCAGTAACCACTTTAGCGGCAGCGGTAGCAGCCTTTGAAGCTGCCGTAATCACCGAGTAAACAGTGGGAGGTGAGGGTGTGCTGTCCTTGGATGAAGTAAAACTATACCTGCGTATTGACAGTAATGAGGAAGACGCCCTCATTGCTTCTTTTTTAAATACCGCTCAGGAACTGTGTGAAGGGATATTACGCTACCCATTAAGCGAATTTGAGGAACTGCCGGAAACAGTGAAGCAAGCCATCCTTTATGCCGTGGCGGCCATGTACGAAAAACGAGAAGGAGCCGACATCAAGGAAACCCTGGATGTGTTAAAAAGACTCCTTTTTGCCTACCGCCGGGAAAGCTGGTGATGTGGATGCAGATTGGGGATTTAAGACACCGGATAACTTTCCAAAAACACACCACCACCATCAACGAAAACGGCTTTGAGGTAGAAACCTGGGAGGATTTCAAGACCGTATGGGCGGCAGTGAGCAACCTGCATGGCCGGGAATACTTTGCCGCTGCCGCTGTCCAGGCGGAGAATACGGTAAAGTTTACCATTAGGTATTTACCTAACCTGGACACCACCATGCGGATTTGCTTCCAGGATAAAACCTACAACATTACCGCCATCGACAACATCAAATACCAGAACCGTTTCATTGAAATCAAGGCATTGGAGGTGGGGAGTAATGGCTAGGGTAGAGCTAGATGGTCTGGAAGATCTCATCAATGCCGTGCAAAGGCTGGGCAGCGAGGGCAAGAAAATAGAAAACAAAGCCTTAAAAGAAGCCGGTGCTGTAATGCAAGAGGCCATCCAAAATGTAACTTCAGTGCGAACCGGCAAACTTAAAAACAGCATCACCGTTTCAGGTGTAAGAACCCAAGACGGAGTAAAGTATGTGGCGATAGGACCCAGTAAAGATGGTTGGTACGGTAAGTTTTTGGAATTCGGCACGGTCAAAATGAGGGCTAAGCCTTTCATGGCACCAGGCTATGAAAACGGTAAAGAGCAGGCCACAGCAACCATCAAGGAAGAACTGCGAAGGGGGCTGGGCCTATGAGCATCAATCAGGAAGTGCTGCAAGCCTTGGGGGATATTGGTGTACCAGTATCTTTCCAAAACTACACAGGCAAAGCCAACACCTATATCACCTTTTTCACCTACCTGGATAAACCGGAGCAACATGCCGATGATGGGGAAATTATTACCGGCCACTATGTGCAAATTGATGTGTGGAGCAAAACCGATTACACAGACCTGGTTAAAGCCATCCACCAAAAAATGCTAACAGCCGGTTTTAGCAAACAGAACTTTTATGACCTTTATGAAGATGATGTAAAAACCTATCACAAAGTGATGCGATTTTTTAAGGAGGTTATGTAAATGGCACAAGTAGGATTAAATGATTTACACTTTGCTATTCTTACCGTAGATACTAAAGATGAGTTAACCTATGAAACTCCGGAAGAGATGGTGGGAGCTATTAACGCCACTATCAACCCGGCGGTAAATACCCAGGAGCTTTATGCAGATGACCAGCTGTGGGAGTCAATATCTGCTTTAGGTAAGGTGGATGTGGAAGTGGAAACAGCAGACTTACCCTTAAGCATCCGAGCTAAAATCCTAGGTAATGAACTAAAAGAAGGAGTGCTCATTGAAAAGGCTACCGATGTTCCGCCGCATGTCGCTTTAGGCTTTAAGAGCCTTAAGTCTAATGGCAAGTACCGCTATGTGTGGCTCTTAAAAGGAGTAGCCCAGCCCATGGCGGAGGACTTCTCCACTAAAAAAGACAGCGTAGAACATAAAACCCCCAAAGTGAAATTCACCTTTATGGCCAGAGTCCATGACGGTGAGTGGAAGCACACAGCAGATGAGGATGGGCAGGGTTTTAATGGAGCAGATAGTTGGTTCAGTAGGGTACCGGGTGATACCAGTCCAGTAGTGATTGATAAGTCTGCCCTCATTACCGCTATTGATGAAGCCGGAGATTTATTAGCTGATGCAAATGTAGGTACTGGCATCGGAGAATACCCCCAGGAAGCCTACGACACCTTCAGCGACGCTATCAATGCCGCTCAAGCCGTGGTGGATGATGAGGATGCCAGCCAGGAAGAAGTGGACGGCGCACTGACTACTTTAGCAGAGGCGGTATCTGCCTTTGAAGCTACCGAGATTCTTGAGTAAAGGAGGAATGCAGCCATGGAAATTACATTAAAAATTGGCGGCAAAGATAAAACCTACACAGCTGGCTTTATCAGCGCCCGGATGGTGAGAACAACTATTGCCGTGTCCCAAGAGATAAACTTCGACAATATTTCCCCCGGTGAACTAGATAAACTGATGGACTACATTGTGGAACTATTTGGCGGCCAGTTTGCCCGTGATGAACTCTATGATGGCCTGGCTTCCAAGGATTTAATCCCCACCATCACCAGATGTATCAACGAAGTAGTAGGAGCGGTAGGAGATGCAACGGCAAATGAGGGAAACGGTTAGAGGGGAACGCCATGGAGCCCCAGGACTTTATCGACCAGTTATATCTGGCCCTATTAGAACAGGGCTGGACCATGGGCGACATTGATTCCATGGACATCATTTATTACTTGAAGTTGCTTAACCGAAAACGAGGAACTGAAAAAGTATATATCGACAGTATATTGTAGCGCCTATTGACGGCGTTATTTTTATGCCCAAAAGGTGGTGAGATAGATGGCTAAAGAAATCGGGCAGTTAAGTGTGAAGATTGGCCTGGATAGCAGCGGCTTTCAAAATGGTATCGGCAAGCTTAACCAGGAAATGAGAAAAGTACAATCGGAGTTTAAGCTAGCCAGTGCCGAGATGGGCAAACACGGTAAAGAACTGGACAGCCTGAAATTAAAATCAGACAGCTTAACTAAGCAGACGGAAATCCAACGGCAAAAAGTACAGGCATTGGAAGCTGCTCATCAAAAATCCGTGGAGACTAAAGGCCAGGATGCCAAGGCTACTCAGGATTTAGAGATAAAACTGAATCAAGCCAAAACCCAACTGGTTAATATGGAGAATAACCTGAAGACCTTAAATCATGAAATCGAAGTACAATCCTCCGGCTGGGGTAAGCTTTCTAAGAGCCTGGAGCCTTTGGGGCAATCCCTGCAGAATGTAGGCCAGAAGATGGAGGCGGTAGGTAAAAACCTCAGCATGAAAGTAACAGCTCCATTAATGGGCCTGGGGGCGGCTGCCACAAAAGCCGGTTCTGATTTTGAAGCTGGGATGAGTGAGGTTAAGGCCATTAGTGGAGCTACCGGTGAGGACTTTGCAAAACTGCAGGAAAAGGCCAAAGAGATGGGAACCACCACCAAGTTTAGTGCCTCTGAAGCCAGTGAAGGACTTAAGTATATGGCAATGGCCGGATGGGATACCAACCAGATGCTAGAAGGCTTAGACGGCATTATGATGCTGGCTGCTGCCAGTGGTGAAGATCTGGGGATGGTATCTGATATCGTCACCGATGCTCTTACTGCCTTTGGCATGGAAGCTAAACAGGCTGGAGAGTTTGCTGATTTACTAGCCAGTGCAAGTTCTAATAGTAACACCAACGTGGCCATGCTGGGGGAGTCTTTTAAATATGTGGCTCCCCTCTTTGGTGCTTTATGCTACAGTGCGGAAGATGCAGCCTTGGCATTGGGGCTTATGGCCAATGCGGGAATAAAATCATCTCAGGCAGGTACTTCCCTAAGAAGTGCCATTACCAACTTAGCCAACCCTTCCAAAACGGCGGCCACGGCCATGGACCAACTGGGGATCTCCATCACTGATGCCGATGGGCAAATGCTGTCTTTTAAGGAAGTGATGGATGAATTAAGGGTTAAGTTTGCTGACTTGACCGAAGAGCAGCAAGCTCAGTACGCTGCCATGATCTTTGGTAAAGAGGCCATGAGTGGCATGCTGGCCATCATTAACGCCAGCGAGGAAGATTATGCCAAGCTAACGGACGCTACCAGGAACTATACCGGTGTAGCCAAAGAAATGGCGGAAGTGATGGAGGATAACCTCCAAGGCAGTATTACCGTCTTAAAATCCGGGTTAGAGGGTTTAGCCATTAATCTTTTCCAAATTCTTCTCCCCCATCTTAACCAGCTGGTAGGGATGCTTCAACAGGCGGTAGACTGGTTTGCCAATCTCAGCCCTGCTACCCAGGAGACTATTGTAAAAGTGGCAGCTTTAGCCGTTGCCATTGGCCCAGTGTTACTTGTCGGGGGCAAACTGATTGGCGTTATCGGTTCCATCGCAGGCGTATTCTCCACCGTATTCGGAGCCATTGCCGTGGCTACTACCGGGGCTGCTGCCGCCACACCGGCCATTGGTGCTTTAGCCACCGCCTTTACGGTTTTAACAGGCCCGGTGGGGATTGCCGTCGCCGCCCTTGCCGGAGTTACTGCAGCTGGCGTAGCTTTATACGAACACCTAAGCCAGGAAAGCATCCCGGCCATTGAACTCTTTGGCGATGAAGTTTCTGAATCCACCCAGAAAGCCGTGGGTGGTTTTTTAGCGCTTAACGACCAAGCAACCCTGGCTTTAAACCAGTTATCCTGGAGTGGTCAGGAAGTTACCAGGGAGATGGCGGACAACATTGCCGGGAACTTCTCACAGATGGCTAGCCAGGTGCAGGCTGGGCTGGATAATCACCATGAACAGTCACTGGCGAAAATCCAAAACTTTGTCACCAGCAGCACCGCTTTGTCTAAAGCCGAGCAGGATGAAATATTAAACAATATGCAGCAGGGCTATGAAAACAGAAAACTAGCCGTAGCCGAAAGTGAAGCCAGGATAAAAGAAATATTGGATACTGCCAGTACAGAGAAAAGATCACTCACCAGAGCCGAGCAGGAAGAAATCAATGCCATCCAAAGGCAGATGGTGGACACCGGCATCCAGGTGTTATCCGAAAACGAAATCGAAGCCAAAGCCATTATGGAACGCATGAAAGCCCAGGCCACAGAGTTAACGGCCCTGCAGGCCGCCGAAGTGGTTAAAAACAGCATTGAGCAAAGGGACGGGGCCATTAAAGCGGCCAATGAGCAGTATGATCAGGTGATCAAGGAAATCATTCGCCAAAGGGACGAAGCCGGGACCATTTCCAAACAGCAGGCTGACAAGTTAATTACCGAGGCCACCAGGCAAAGGAATGACACCGTCAAACAAGCGGAAATAATGCACCAGCGAGTGGTTCAGGAGGCCCAGGCCCAAGCCCAGGAACACGTCAATCAAGTTGATTGGGAAACAGGAGAAATCAAGACTAAATGGCAAGCGATGAAGGACGATATCGCCGCCAAAGCCCAGGCCATTAAAGAAAACGTCATCAGTACCTGGGAGGAAATCAAGGCTGCTACAGCGGAAAAGTGGGAAAGTATCCGCTCTACCATGAGCGACAGGTGGAATGACATTAAAACCAATACCTCCGAAACCGTGGCTGCTATTAAAACCGATGTCAGCACCACCTGGGATGAGGTTAAAACCAAAACCTCTGAAACCTGGGACAACATCAAAACCAAAACCGCTGAAACTTGGCAGGCCATACAAAATAAAATTGATGAGCATGGCGGTGGGATTAAAGGTCTCATTGGAGCCTACACCGAGGGATATAAATCTGTCTGGGACAGTGCCTTAACTACCATGGAAGAAATCACCGGCATCAAGTTTAGCGACATGGCCGATAAAGTGACCGAATCATTGGATCGGGTTAAAAGTGCCATCAGCAGCGCCATTGACCGGATTAAGGAATGGAACGCCACCAGCGTCAAAGAAAAGGTCTTTAGCATTGTGGAACGCATCACACGGGTGATTTCTACCGTTACTTCCGGTGGTGGGGCTGACGATAACTACAGCGGCACCAGCTTCTTTCCCGGTGGTTTAACTATGGTGGGTGAATTAGGGCCGGAGCTAGTGGCCTTGCCCAGGGGAAGTAGGATTTATAGCGATCACGAAACAAAGGAGATCCTTGGTGGGGATAAAGGCATTACCCAAAATATTGTGATTAACTCCCCCACACCGCTTACCCCGGCAGAAACCGCTAGGCGGATAAAAAATGCATCCCGGCAGCTGGCTCTTGAGTGGTAGGAGGTGAGATTGTGGACAGTGTTATCATCACGAACAAAAACGGCGAAAGCATAAAATTAGGCAATCAAGCCCCTTATTTCCTAGAAAGTATTGATGGTGTTGGCGAAGTACCGGTAGCCCTTGAAAGCCAGAAGGCACCGAAACAGGATGGCTCCACCTTTATTGATAACACATTGGATAACCGGGCCGTTAGCATTGAAGGCACAATTATCACCAAAGGCGATCCTGCTGCGGTGTTGATGGCAAGAAGGAAAATGCAGAAGGTACTAAACCCAAAACTGGGGGAAGTGACGATCACCTACCACCAGGGAAATCAGGTGAAAGAAATTACAGGCATAGCGGAGTCTACACCCATCTTTCCCAGCGGCCAAGGCAGCAAAGGTTTGTATTATCAAAAGTTCCTGCTACATTTAATTTGCCATGAGCCATTTTGGTTAGACCCCTATTTTGAAAGCAGGGAGATGTCTTATCTCATGGGTGGAATTCAATTCAGGCTAATGCTCCCCACCATGTTTTCCTACCGGGGATTCAAGCGTAGAGCCATCAATGGCGGTGATGTGGCAACCCCAGTGGAGATTGAATTCAAAGGGCCAGCGGTGAATCCCACCGTGTCTAACCTAACCACCGGGGAATTTATCAGGGTGAACCGTGAACTGGCGGAGGATGATGTGCTCACCATTAATACCGCCTTCGGCAAGAAGCATGTAAAAATTAACGGGCAAAACGCCTTTAACTATATTGACTTAGACAGTGTATTTTGGAAGTTAGCTCCGGGAGAAAACACCCTCAGCTACGAAAGTAACAACGATAGCATCAAGACCAAAGTGCTCATCAAATGGAAAAACCGCTACGTGGGTCTGTAGGAAGGAGGGATTTTACAGGTGGAGCGCTATATGTTTTTCGACAGTGTGGACGGAGAAGATGAACGTTATTATACAGCCGATGAGTTTGCCGATTATTTCCGGCGGTTTATCAGAAATGGTATCTTCAACGGCTCTGGGGACAACCTGCAAGTGGGAGCCCAAGGCCAGGATATGCGGACATTCATTAAACCCGGCTACGCTTGGATTGAAGGATACCTTTACAAAATAGACATCGAGCCTTTGGAACTTTACCACCCCATGGCCCATGCCAACTACGACCGTATCGACCGGGTGGTGATCAGATTAGATAAGACTTTAGAAAACCGCTACGTGAAAGCCTTTGTGTTAACTGGTACCCCAGCGGAAACGCCACAGGTATCGGAGCTGACCAGGGATGAGAATGTTTATGAGCTGGCTTTAGCCCAGGTGAAGATCTTGGCCGGGAAAAGCTTTATCGAAGCGTACCAAATTACTGATGAAAGATTAAATCCCGAAGTCTGCGGCGTGGTCACCCATTTATTTGAACAGGTGGACACCACCGAGCTGTTTAACGAATGGCAGTTATACCTCAATGCCAGGAGAGCACACGGGGATACAGAGTTTGCCGCCTGGCTTGAATATTTGACAGATAAAAAGCAGGATGCCAGTGTTGAGTATGCTGCTTTTTTAGCCATGCTGCAATCAAAGTTCACCGCTTTCCAAAACACCTGGACTAACTGGGTAAACGATAAGCTAACCATTCCGGATGGAGCCTTCTACATCCAGTGGAAAACCTGGTTCGATAGAATCCAGCAGGACTGGGATATTTGGTTTGACCATGAAGCGCAGAGGGTCTGGCAGGCCTGGGTAAACGAAAAATTAACGGCACCGGACGGTGAGTTTTACACCCAGTGGAAAGATTGGTTTGAAGAAATACAAGACGTCACTAATCTAGTACCATGGAGCCAGTTTAAAGCCCACCGGGACCGCACCGTCCGGGAGGGTGTCCACGGCCTTCGTTTTATTGCTGGTGATCTTCAGGTAGAAATTAATGCTGGTAAATGGCGCAGGCTGCAAGCACCAATAAACACCTGGGGAGGGATGTAATATGGGCAGTGCCATTAGACTTGCCAAAGGGGAACTAACCACAGAATTTGAGCTTTTATACCAGGTACCCAATGATCGGGTGGTAGTGCTGAAATCAATCATTTTAACCAATTTAACCGATACAGCGCAAACCATCAGCCTAAAACTGGCCGGGGCTTACGTGATGCGAAATAAAATTTTAACAGCCGGTGAATCTTACCAGGCGTCGGTATTCGACCAGGTCATAGTAGCCCAGGAGACTGTTGAAGGTAAAGCGGGTCAACCAGAAGCAGTGGCCTATTATATCAGCGGCAAACTGCTCCTGCCTCAAGACATAGCCAGTGAAACCCAGTGGATGCAAGAACAGTGGGACGCCTGGTGGGCAGCGCACCCGGAAGTATTCGAAGTGGTTTGGGATGCCTGGCTGCAAAGTAAAACCCGTGAGCCGGACGGTGCTTTTTATGCTGAGTGGAAAGATTGGTTTGACTATATTCAAGGACTTAGCTTTGATGCCACTGACCTGGTGCCCTGGACTGCTTTTAGAGACCACGAGGCTGACTTTTCCGCCCATGGGGATCTGGCCAATACCTACCGTTTTGGGAAAGACCACAAGGGGATTTTCACCACCGTTGAATGGCACCGGCAAGATGGAACCCTGGCTAAACGGTCCGTACTAAGCGGCGGTAACTCACCACGCTACGAAAACCGTACAGTTACTTATTATGAGACAGACGGTGAAACAGTACGGGCTGTAGTTGTATACAACCAAGTCTACAACGAAACCGGGGACTGGATAAAGGAGGTAATTGCCAGTGAGTGATTTAATGTTACATGGTTTAGGAAGGGGGGCAGGAGAACCGGGGATGGTGCCCATTGAGGGATTAACACCGATCATAGCATCGGATCAGATTAAAGGAACCGGACTGTCTTTTGCTCACCGATCCCTGGGAACCTTGTCCCACCGTAGAGGTGTTAACCACTACCACAATGGGAAGGTCTATGTACTTCACGGCCTGGGGGTGACTATTTATGATGCGACTACCGGAGAAGTGATAGCCGATAATACCCACACAACTTCTTCAGCGCATATGACCCCTGACCTTGCGGCTACGGATGGTAGTTATTATCTTGCGCAGGGCACAACCCTATATAAATATGCTTTAGACGGTACCTTAATTTGGGAAACGCCAGATATTGGTTCTTCATACTGTATCGCAGTAGAAACATCTGGTGTTTATGTTGGAGTTAGTGCATCCTCGGCTTATTATATTAAAAAATGTAACCGAACCAATGGTCAAGTTACGTGGGCAACAACTAGCCTAAGTAGTAACATATTGGCATTAGCGGTTAACAGTAATACAGTTATTGCGGCTGACCAAAGTTATAAGATCTATAGGTTAAATCCAAGTAACGGGAGCACGGTATATACTTACACCATACCTAATAACCGCTATGCCTATGCCCTAGCCATTGAGCCGGGTACTAACCATTTTTACTCAATAGATAGTAGCCAAATTCTGCGCAAACATAGCTACCAAACAGGCGAGCCAATTTTTGAGAAAACCAGCGCCAACACAACTACCGTATACAATCTATTCATCGACAGCGAAAACAACATTTATACCGTCTCCAATCGGGAAATCACCAAGCTGGACAATCAACTGGCCGGTTTTATCTGGCGAGAGGATCACAACATTAACGGTAACCCTATCAACGGTTTCGGCCTTGATAAAGAGCAGGGAAAAATCTATGTGCTGCGCCAGCATTCAGCCCGCATTTTATCTACCGATAAAGAGTGGTCGGATTTTATCCCGCATCAATTTGAAGGTGTAGTAAATTCCATTGATGTGGATATAACCGGTAACTTTTATGGTGCCAGTGATGACTGGACGGCAAGGAAGTTCAATGCGCTGGGTGAGCAGCAGTGGGTATATCGTCATAACCTTGCCTTGAACTTTGTCAAAGCCGATAAGAATGGGAATGTTTATATTGCCGATACCAACCGAACCTTGAAAAAACTTAACCCGTACGGGGTGGAACAGTGGTCCTGCAGCATAACTGGTACAACAGGTGCGGTAACAGATTTAGTGGTAAACAGCGAAGGGGTAATTGTTGTTAGCATTACTTATTTTTACACTTCCGGCTCCAAGGACTATTTAGCCAAAATATCCCCGGAGGGTACTCTTTTAGAGAAAAGAGAAATTGGTACTAGTGGTGTTTTTCGTAAACTGCATCTGTGGGATGACCGCACTGTATTGGCTTTCAACAAGTTGTACGATATCGACACCCTTCGGACTATACGATATTTCAGTACGGCAAGGGCGATATTTGGTAGGCATGGAGATTTTCTCTTTGGTGTTTATGACGATGACATTAGGGTATTCAATAAATATTCTGGTGGGCAGATACACTCTTTTGAAGTAAGCGATATTAACATTACCAACTTCTATTTGCGGGCTGTCCAAGGTTTGGACGGAGCTGTTTACGCCTGGGATAATGATAAGACCTTGGTTAAATTCAATGAAAAAGGGGAGGAATTCTGGCGTTATAAGGCAGTGGAGAAGATTGCAGATGTCAAGGTGGATGACGAGCACAATATCTACCTGGCCACCGGCTACTACATTGAAAAACTAACCCAGACCTTTGGAATCGAAGGTTACGATAAAAATTAAGGGAGGGCTTTAATATGATTTATGTATTTGAAAGCGGCAGTATCGTTTACGATGAGAGTGTTTTGACAGAGGCGGATAAGGCCAGAGCTGTGGCGGTGGAAAAGCTGTCGGAGCAGGAGAAGCCAGTAGGAAAGATCGCCATTATCAAGGCGGACAAGGCAACGGAGACCGTTTGGTGGGAATATGTAGATTCCCCTGCGGCTGTTGAATTTCGAGAGCTTGAAGTTCAAATCCAAGGGCTGCAGATGGCTATGGCGGAACTGACAATATTGTTAGCAGGAGGTGAAGCATAATGACTTTTGATAGAAATTCGGCACTAGTTAAAAACGTATGGGTGCCGCTCATACTGGCCGGGGTTTACACGGTGGAGCAGGTACCGGCACTGGGGAACCTGAAAGCGGCAGTGCAGCAGGTATTAGCGGAAATGGAGTAACACCTTGAGAGGGGTGTTTTTTTAATGCAACCAATTAGAATACTTTCACCGGCGCTGGAGCTCTTGGGAGAGGTAGACAACTATCTCTCCCTTACCTTTTATCGCAGCTACCACTCGCCCGGTGAGTTCCAGCTAGTGACAAATCGCAAGGTGCAAAACGCCGACCAGCTTGAAATTAATAGGTTGATTATGCTCGGTGCTGATCCGCTAAAGACTGGTATCATTCGCCACAAAGAAATCAAGGCGGGTGAACGGGGCGAGGAAATGCTCACCATCAAGGGTTACGAATTGGGTGTTATCCTTAGTCAGCGCATTACCATCCCACCGGTCGGCCAAGCCCACGACATCCTGGAAGCCAATGCGGAAACGGTGATGAAACACTATGTGCGGCGAAACTGCCTACAGATACCGGGGATGGAGTTTCTGTTTCTCGCTATTGGTGATGACCAGCAGCGTGGTATCAATCTAAAATGGCAGACACGATACAAGAATCTTGCTGATGAGCTGGAGCAAATAAGCACACTCACCGGCCTTGGTTGGCATATCTATCCGGACTTCAATGCAAGGAAGTGGGTATTTGACATATATAATCGAAGGGATTTTTCCGCCAGCCAGCAAATAAACCCGCCGGTTATCTTCTCACCTGAGTTTGATAATGTAAAAAGCCAGGAATTTATTGATGGTTTAATCGGCCATGGTAACTATGCTATCGTAGCTGGTCGAGACGAGGGAGCCAATAGAGAGATCATGATGCTGGGCAGCGATGCTACTGGTCTGGATCGCCACGTTATCTTTGTTGATGCCAGGGATGTTAAAGATACTGCTGACCTGCCAGCAAAAGGTGAAGCAAAGCTGGCTGAGCATCAACGGGTCATTTCCTTTCAAGCCGAGGTTTTAGCTGCTGGGCCATTTAAATATCAGCAGGATTGGGATGTTGGGGATGTTGTGACCGTTCAAAACAAGGATTGGAGTATTACCATGGACACTCGGATTACAGAGGTGCAGGAAATCCATGAGGCCAGTGGCTTCAAACTGAACGTCACATTCGGCAACAACCTTCCTACCCTCCCCCAGAAGTTAAAAGCGGCCCTGGGGGACTTCAAAACAGAAAGCACACGATAAGGACATCTTTGACAGGTGTCTATTTTTTATGAAAGAAGGACGATTGCATGAAAGATATCATTCATACCCTGCAGCTGGCTTTTACCGCTATTGGCGGCTATATCGGTTGGTTCTTGGGTGGTTATGATGGTTTAGTATTAGCCTTAGTGGCTTTTGTGGCCATTGACTACATTACCGGCCTGATGGTGGCAGTTATCGAAAAGAAACTTTCCAGTGAGATCGGCTTTCGGGGGATTTTCAAAAAGGTACTCATATTTTCCTTGGTGGGCATAGGCCACATTATCGATTACTATCTGATTGAAAAGGGCAGTGCCGTTCGTACCGCTGTGATATTCTTTTACCTGTCCAATGAGGGCTTGAGCATCATGGAGAATGCCGCCAGAGTTGGCCTGCCCATACCGGAAAAATTGAAATCGGTATTGTTGAACCTAAAAGAAGACAAGAGACAGGAGGGATAGCATTGATGCCTGTAAATAAAAAGCTGATCAAATACAACCACTCCAGCAGGAACGGCCAGTCTATCAAGTACATTGTCATTCATGATACCGGCAATCCACGGGCAGGAGCTGATGCGGAGGCTCACTATAAATATTTCAATGGCGGGGATAGGCAAGCCTCAGCCCACTACTTTGTGGATAATAAAACCATACTGCAGTTGGTGGAGGATTCCCAAGCTTCCTGGCACTGCGGTGACGGTGGCGGGAAATATGGCATCACCAATAGCAATTCCATCGGAGTAGAAATCTGCATTAACGCTGACGGGGATTACGAAATGGCAGTGGCCAATACGGTGGATTTGGTAAAGCATCTGATGGGCAAATACTCTATTCCACCGGAAAGGGTGGTTAGGCACTATGATGCCAGCCGGAAAATCTGCCCCGGCACAATGCGGGAAAATAACTGGGCCAGGTGGCATGCTTTTAAAGAGTCTTTGGCGGAACAGAGCAGGGACAAGCTATCAGAAGCCTTGAAGGTCTTAGTTGCAAAGGGCCTTATTAACACTCCTGACTACTGGCAACAAAACGCCAGGGAAGGAAAAACTGTAAACGGAGCATATGCCGCTGCCTTAATTGAGAGGATGGCGGCATTATTATTGGAAAAATACCCACCACCTTGAAGATAAAAGCCTTGGACAAAAAACCAGTCCAGGGCTTCTTTTTTTTAACGCCCGAATACTTAACTTTTCTTGTTAAATCTTTAGGTAATTATAACTTGATGTTATCCCAATGTAACAGTAACATGCTACCTACCAAAGGAGGGAGAGAGATGCTCTTAAACCAAGCAATCGAGGGTTTTACCAAGTACATGCACCTTATTGACCGCTCCCAGGAAACCATCCGGGGGTATGCCATAGAATTAAAAGGGTTTAATAACTTTTTGACTGTCAAGCATAACTGCCCGGTGTATTTGGAGGACATTGTGTTGCAGGATTTGGAGGACTATTTGCTCTATGAAAAGGAAAGAGGCTCAGCATCAGCCAGCAGAAGCCGGTCTTTATACATCTTGCGCAGCTTCTACAATTACTGCTGCAAGAAAGACCTATGCAATAAGAACATTGCCAGCTTACTAGAACCGGTGAGAATCAAGCAAAAGGAACGAGAGTTTATCACCGAGGATGAGCTTGGAGAACTGGTAGCCGCCATTGAGCAGCCAGTTATTAAAACCGTAGTCCAAGCCATGTTTTACACCGGTGGCCGGATTTCAGAGATGATCCACCTGACACTTGAGGATGTGGATCTGGATGGCCGGGTGTTACACATCATTGACGGCAAGGGCGGCAAAGACCGGGATGTGCCCATCAATGATAAGCTACACCGGATTTTGACCCACTACCTAGAGCACATCCGGGACGCACATTCAAATCGCTTCTTTGCTTTAACCAGAACCGGCAAAGTATCGGCCAGCTATATCAACTACTGGATTCATACCGCAGTAGAGGAATTGGGCTGGGACAAGAACATCAGCGCCCACGTGCTTCGGCACTCCTTTGGCTCCAACCTGCTGGAGAAAGGGGCCTCGGTGGTGAGCATTCAAAAGCTGCTGGGCCACTCAAGCCTTAGGGTAACGTCAAGATATCTGCACCAGGACACGGATAAGCTGACTGAAGCGGTTAATCTTTTATAGGGAGGGATAAAACCATGGAACCTATTTACGATGAAAAGGTCAAACGGATTATTGAAATGCTAAAATTTAAAACCAGGGATGAAGTGGCGGCAGAGTTGAAGTACAAGAGTTACAAAAGCCTTGATATGTACATGCGCCGGAAGAACTTTGCTTTCGACAGCCAGCAAGGTCAGTATTTCCCCCGGAAGAACAGAATTGAAAAACCAGACCCCAAAAGCTACGCACCCACCAAGGTAGCCAGCATCATCACAGCTTTTGAGATTGAGGGCATTGACCCAAGGATGGTGGCCAGACAAGAGGGATTTGCTGACCACCGGGAAATGGCTGAGTACATGAAAACCAAGGGCTACGAGTGGAACGTCCATAAAAACAACTATGTCAAGACCGTGGGTAGGATTGATGTGCCGGAGCAGCTTGGTGAGCCGGTGGGAGAAGTGGTTAGCCAGTTAACGCCGGAGCCATCAGCACTTCAACCGCTGCCAGTGCCAACTGACCAACCAACCAGCGGGGACGTACCGGAGGGGCTTGGGGAATATTTGTCCTTCCTCCGCTACCTTTACGAAAACCGTGACGAACTGTACCAGCTGCTCACCGGCACCAGGGATGATGGCATTATTCCAAGGTATGCTCTGCCGGGGGAAGTCCGGACGAAATCCATTTACATGAGCGAGGTTATCGCCAAGCTAGCCGGGGAATTCAGCAAGGAAAAGAAGGTTGCCTTAAAGGAGGTTATGGAAGGCGCACTGGTGGAATACTTGATGAAGTACGGGTTTAAGCGGGAAGTGGAAACCCTGCTGAGGAACTAGCAAAAATGCTTAATCCACGGGTGCATTTTTATGGTACAATATTAAGTCATAGGAGATTTATTATTCGAAAGGAGGCGAGCATATGGCTACGGGTAGTAAGGTGGAAATCAGCAGGGACGTTTATTTGTGGGCTATTAAGGAATCCCAAAAAGACTTTGGCGAGATAGAAAGTAGATTCAAAAAAATTGAAGCCTGGATTTCGGGGGAGGATTCCCCCACCATTAGACAGGTAGAAAACCTAGCCAATTTCCTAAAGGTGCCTTTAGGCTATATGTTCTTAAACGAACCTCCGAGAACGAATATAGTTGAATCTGAGTTTAGAACGATAGGAAATAAAATACCGGAAATCAGCAAAAATCTTCAGGACACCCTGTATATTATGGCTAGAAAAAAGGATTGGTTAAGTGAACATCGTCAGGACAAAGGTTGGGGGAAACTACTTCCCCACGACTTTGGTGATTTGAGTAAGGAAAATGCTTTCCCGGCCAAGGAATATATAGGGCTTGATGAATTTTGGTATGAAGAATCCAGGGATAAGAACTCCGCTTTTAAATACCTGAGACAGAAGCTGGAAAGCAAAGGGATCGTAGTTATGCAAAGCGGGGTTGTAGGTTCCGATAATCGCCGCAGCCTTAATGTAAGTGAGTTCAGGGGTTTTTTACTGTATGACGACATCGCACCACTTATATTTATAAATAGCAGGGATAGTGAAGCAGGTAAAATCTTTACCTTGATCCACGAATATATTCACTTCTTATTGCAAGAGGATGACATATTTGTTGATGAGGACAGTGCTGAAGCCGAAGTAAATATGCTAACGGCTGAGTTTTTAATTCCCGCCTCTCATGTTCAAAAACAATGGGATGACAATCGGCCAGAGTTAGAGCAAATAGATGAGCTAAGCAGGTTGTTTCATGTTAGCAGGTTAGCGGTTGCCATAAGGCTTAAGGATCTGAATAAAATCCCCCAGCATGTGGTCGATACCGTAAAACAGCAAACTGAACTGGCGCTAAGTAAAAGGGGCGAGAGTGAGTCCGATGGTGGCGGTGACTACTATCGTACCAGCAGATCCCGTCTAGGTGATAGCTTTTTAGGGGCTGTGATCCAGGGAGCGGAATCCGGCGATATCAGTTACACTTATGCGTTTGATTTGCTTGGAGGTTCCGCAAAACTGTATGATTATTTCAAAGAGGAATTTACCGGCTATGAGGGATAAATACCTCATCGATGCAAACGTATTTATGACCGCTCATAGGCAGCTATACCCATTTGATCTTGCCCCGAGCTTTTGGGAACAGCTGGTTGAGAAAGCATCAGGTAGAATCGTAATAATAGAAGAAATTCAAAAAGAGATTCGAAAGGGCCAGGATTTACTAGTTGACTGGTATGAGAGGGAATGTACCAATTTTACAGTCATAGGGATGCCTGGCCCTGATGTGATAGATTCCTATAGAACCATTATTAATTCGGTAAATAACAATGAACAATACAAGGCATCGGCCAAAAGGGAATTTGCTTCATCCGCTGATTCATGGTTGTGTGCTCATGGTTTGGCCCTCGGGGAGACTATAGTAACCCTTGAAAAATATGATGCGGAAATTAAAAAGCGGGTAAAAATACCCAACATTTGCCGTGAATTTGGGATTGAATATATTGATCTACTACAGTTCATGAGGGAAATAGGCATGAGGTTGTAGCCCGGTAACATTATCCTAAGAAAATCTATTATGAATAATTACCTAATTTCCCCTAACCTTATGGAACCTACTAGTAATAATTACCCGAATAACTACAATTGGACGGTAAGACCCCCCAAAACCTTGACACCATGCGGGTTTGCGGGGTTTTTTATATACAGTTTGCCTGGGCTTTAGTGCTATTAACGCTAAAACGTTGAAAGTTGAATTCAACAAAGCTGTTGATACCACTAAGGCTGTATTCGATGTTAAAAGAGGCACGGTAACTGAAACAGTAACAGTGACTTGGAATGAAGCTAAAACAGAAGCATCATTAGCAAGAAGTTCTAGCTTCCCAGCGGGCACCTACACTGTAACAGTTACTGGTGTTGAGTTTGCAGAAGGTAAAAACACCGGCTCAGCTACTGTAAGTGCACAAGCACTAGCTAGCATAGATATTGAAAACACCGTATTACAGAAGAGAACGGATGCCCCATTAACAGTTAACTTCTTAGACCAATATGGCGACAAGATGACTATTGCACGTTCAGCAGCAACAATTACTGCATACAACGTAACAACCTCAAACACATCAAGAACGGTAACACCTAGCGCAACTAAGTTTGAGTTAGACGCGAGTGCAGCTAACGTAGATGATAAGATTAACGTGACCGTAGTATCTGGCAGTAAATCTGTGAGCAAACAACTAAGTGTTGTTACACAAGCAGCTTTAGATGAAGTAACATTGACAGAAACAGTAATGCCGACAGGTAAAACAAGATTTACACCCGCAGGAACTACTAATGTGGAAGTTAAATATACTGCTACTAACACATTAGGTGAGGCATATACACTAGTAGCCGGTGATCTGCAGTTCATATCTAGTGACAATACAGTATTGAACCCAGCAAGCGTAAGTATTTCAAGTAAGAAAATCATAATATCCAGTTTCCTAAAAGCAGGCACAGTAACATTAACTGCGTTAAACCCTGCAAATGGAAAATCATCCTCAATTGAAATCGTCGTGGAAGAAAATGAGGGAGCACCATACTCGTTAGAGCTTGCCGAAACTACAGCTTCATATGCAGCTGGAACAACTGGACCAGTCAAAGTTGCTGTAACAGTAAATGATAAGTATGGCACAGTAATACCAGCGAAAGACTGGGGTTCAACCTATACAATTACTTCAAGTAACTCATCCGTAGTAACATCCGGAAATGCCACCACATCCCCTGTAACAAACCCCGCAGATGCGGACTATGGAAAATTAAAAATAACTACAGAAGCAACCGCAACGCAAGGTCAAAGTACAGTTGTTACTATGACAATCAATGCCACAGGACAAAGCGCATCATTAACAATTACAGCATCAAGTGCAGCAGTTCCGACAAACGTTGTAACAAAAAAAGGCCTCACCGTACCAACAAACATGGTAGTAGGAGCGGGAAGCTCAATAACAGTTATTCCGCAAGATCAGTACGGTAATGCTATTGGAGCAACAACAAATTATACAATTAAATACTCTTCAACCGATGCAACTAAGGTATCTGTAACGCCAACCACAGGGCAGGCATTAAATGCAAGTGGTGTTAGCGCTACAATAAATGCTGTTGCAGCAGGTAGTGCAACCGTGAAAGCACAAATGCTTAATGGTGAGGTTGTAGTGGCTGAAGTTCTGTACCCGATTACAGTAGCAGAAGCCGGTGCGGAACAGCTTACCTACACAATCAAGGATATCCCAGTATTGCGTGGGGAAAGCACAGCAGTTCCAGCCTTAAATAACAAGTACGCATATCCAGTAGACGTGGAAGCTAAAGATGCTCAGGGCAACACTTACGTTGTTCCAGCAAGTGCGATTGTTAATGTTACTACCTCAAACAGTGCTGTTGTAAGAACACCTGATAAACTTGGGACAGATGCCAATCTTACAAGGCTGCAGAATAAATGGGCTATTGCAGGAGCGGATCTGGCAGGTACAGATGCAACACAAAAAGCAACAATTACCGCCTATATTAACACTGAAACTGGATTAAAAGAGGTTTCCAAAGAAGTAACAGTGTCTAAAGCAGCACCGGCAATTCAAAGTGTTGTACTTTTAGACAAAGCAATGGATTTAACAAAGAATCCTTATACCTTCGCTGAAGGGACTAAGGAAATCACCCAACTTCAGTTTTCTGACAGGGCAGCATTAACTGCGGGTGCAGATGTGTATGCATACAAAGTAGATCAGTACGGTGTATATGATAAAGTAGCTGCAATAGACAACCAAACTGATGTTTTAACAGTAGCAGACGCTGACAAGATTAGCGGTACAATCGATGGATCAAATAATTTCACTATTACAGCAGCTGATGGAACACATAAGTTCCAATTGGTAGAAGCATCAGCAGGAAACATTAAGTACAAAGCTAACAGCGCAATTAAATTCTTAGTAAAAGATGCGAACGGCAGTTCAGCATTTAAACTGCTAACAGTAACCATAGCAGCAGAAGAACCGCCAACACTAATTAGTGCTAATACCGGAACAATTGGTACAGCAGCCGCCGGAAAAGTATCAGCAAGTGAAACCGCAATCTTCACATTCAGTGAAGCATTATCCGCGGCCTCCAAAACTGCGATTGAAAACGTAGTCAAGGCAGCATTTGACGGTGCAAAAGGTTCCGCAGGTTGGGCAGCAGCAGCATCAGCAACACAAGGTGGTATTGCATGGTCTGCGGGTGACACAGTGCTGACAATGACAGCAACAAGTGGCGTGTTTACAGCATTTGCGCACCCAGCAGTAACATTTAACAAAACAGACATCATCGACGCAATTGGTAATGCAGCAGGAACAAGTGGAACAGTAAGTGCGACATTAATTGCAGACGTAACATCACCTGCGTACACATTGGTAGGTGCGAACAACACCGTTACAGTAACATTAACGGGTGGAACATTTAAAGCAGGTGCGATAGCAGCAACTGATTTCACATTCGCAGGAACAGATGCAGCTGCGTTAGCAGCAGGAACGTTTGTAAGAACTAGTGATACAGTTGTAACCATTACAATAGCAGCAGGTTGTACAGGAGCAGACAACACAGTACTTGTTAAGGCAGCAACACAGGCAAAGCAAGCAACCTCAGTTTTAGCAGCAGGAAGTACCGTATAAAAAATGCGAAGAGAGATCAAATGAAGATCATGATCGAGTCGGGGAAGGGCCTCCGGAGCAAGCCTCCGGGGGTCGCCCTCCCCCTCCGAAGGGGTCGTACCCCCACACAATTCGGAAACAATTCTGACAATTTAACAGGGTCAACTGCCATTACGGTGGTTGGCCCTGTTTTCTTGTTCCGGGAGTGAGAGCCGGACAACAAAACCAGCCAAGCATGGTGCGGGTTCCTAATAGCTTACCTAGTTGGCTGGCAAAATAGGACAACCCCCGGCACACCTTTAGAGCCATTGAGCTCTTGAGAGGCTGGGGGTTTTTTATGTTTGTGGTGCAGGAGGTGTCCGGCGGCATTTACTCTACTTGTCCCTTGACAGCTCCATAATATCGTTCAGTTCGCAATCAAGAGCTTTACATATTCTAACAAGTATGTCAGTAGTAACGTTTTCTCCTTTATCAAGTTTGGCAATGGTGGCGGTGCTAACACCGGTAGCTCGTCTAAGATCGGCTTTATTCATTTTCTTATCAAGCATCAAATGCCATAATTTGTTATAGCTTATCCTCACACAATTTTCCTCCTTGCGTCTCGCTCCTGGGCTGATTAAATTTCGCATAAAATAATCGGTAGTGCAAGGCTCGCCTATTCATGATTAAATACACCATCCAGAAAGCCGTAACGGCCTTTATTTTTAACTCCCGTGAATTCAATAACTTTGACGTGTGGTTCCCCCTTAGTAACTAAGTCTAGCATACTTGCGGTGATAGCCTATTGTTTTTGAGCTTCGTCTGATAAAGGGCTACTTTCTTGGTGCGTGGTGGCTCCTATCCTATAGCGCGGCTGGGTTTTAATCATATACTAACGACGGGACGGTTGTGACATATCCAAAACACATCCCCCTGGTAAGATTTTATCGTAAGCGTGCTTACTCCCCTTTAGAAAAATTATTATAAATGAGTGATCGTAGGATATTGATAAATAGTGGGTTTTGTGGTATATTCATTTTGTCTATACGGCGATTTTGCCATATTAGACATCCAGTATCTTCTGATAGATGTGGAATACAACGGCATTACAATGATGCTTTTATTCTGTATTCCTTTCTATCAAGGGGTGCAGAATTTTTATTTTGAAAGGAAGATTTGGAATGGCAAAACTAAAATTCATGGCCGATCAGTTTAAAAAAATGGGAGACCCTGTTGATGCAGACAGTAAGCATGTTAGATATGTATGCTATGCTAATGCAGCTTCAATCCCCCAAACAATTGAAGATTGGATGGAAACAAATCCCCGCGAACAAAAAATGACCACAAATGTTGCGAAAACAATTAGCAGCAGCCTGCAGGAAAACATTAACTTTCATGAACTAAATAGAGGGATACTGCTCTCTGCTGAAAGTGTAGGATATGACAACCAGAAAAAGCTGGTTACGATTGTCCTATCAGACCCCGCTATTCATGGAAACATTGATGGTGGTCACACATTGCGGGCAATCCTTGAAGCCCAAAAATCTGGAACAGTATCCTCTGAACGGTATGTATTCATGGAGATTTTTACCGGACTTGACACACCTGTTGAACTCGCAGCCGCACGCAATACTTCCGTACAGGTAGACTTGAAATCAATTGAGGAACTCAAAGATAGCTTTAGTGTCATCAAAAGATGTTTCAGTGCTCTTCCATTTGCGAATAGAATAGCGTACAAAATGAATGAGCACTATAATGACCCCTCTATTGAGCCTATTGATGTTCGGGAAGTCATCACAATTCTTAACATGTTTAACCAGGTAATTTATCCTATAAGAAATAATGACGGTCGTTTAGCTGACCTGCAACCAGTACAGTGCTATACTGGGAAAGAGGCAAGCTTAAAACGCTTTTTGAACCTTGGCAAAGGTCGTAGGGAGCAAATTATTATTAACATGGAACCCATTATTAAAGATATTTTCGATTTATGGGATGACATCGAGTCCAACTTTCCTGTGATGGCAAGCCGCGCCGGGAAACGGTATGGTACTCGAAAATATACTCGATTTAACGACAACAATGTAGTCGGGAATGCTATTTTCTCGCAGAAAGAACTTCAATATATTGTTCCTAAAGGCCTCCTTTATCCGCTTGTAGGGGCTTTCCGCTCATTGGTAGTAGTTAAAAATAATGAATACTCATGGGTTAAGTCCCCCAAAAAAGTTTGGGATACTCTTGGCCCCCAGTTGGTAACCATTATACTGGATGAAAAAGTTGAAACTCCTGATTCCATTGCTAAAAATAGTAACTTGTGGAGCAACTTGTTCAAAGAGGTCTTTATTTTTGGTCATGGTCTGTAAACTTTGTGCTCGACCAGAAGCCGCCAGGCCAGTCAACCTAGCAACTTCTGATGACATTGGGGTCGTACCCCGACACAATTCTGACAATTTAACAGGGTCAACTGCCATTACGGTGGTTGGCCCTGATTGTTATTTTCCTACTAACCTATTCCTAGTTACCCTGACCCCAGCCTACCCAGCTATCTGAGCTAGCCCACCTGGGTACATTCTCAACCCCAAAATAATGCAGCCAGTGATTTAATTAAGCGCTAGAAAACTATCCTGTTGATTGTACAAAAACCATTGAAATATAATGGCAGCGGCAGATATTACCTTATAAAAACAGTAAAAAAGGAAAATAAAAAACCGCAGCGCTAGACAAAAGTATCATAATGTAGTATAATTGTGGAAATATAAAAGCGCAGCGGTATAACGCAGCGAGCCTATGCGCTTTAGGAGGATGGTTTTAGTGAAGATAAACAAAAAACTGATGATTGCCGCAGGCTTTAACCCTACTAAGAAAACTTTTCAGATGTCAATCTCAGATATGAATTTAAAGATTGAATCGCACGAGTTTACACTTCCGTTGTATCAGCGGGATGTAAGCTGGAACATCCAAAAATCAGTCGATTTATTTAATTATCAGTTACTTGGCAAGGCACCTGTATCACCCATTTCAATAAATGTAATAAACAATACCAGTGACTATGTTCCCCAGGTATCCTTTATAGAACGAGAATTGATTGAAGACGTCGTAAGAGGACAATCCTCAATAACCGATGGACAGCAACGCTTGACAACAAATTATAAGGCATATATAAATCATGAGGATTTTAGAAATGTGGTGCTAGATCTTATTAGGGGTGAGTTTATCATAGTGCAAAACGCAATAAAAAGACATCAGATACCGGTAGGAGTGTTGCTCAATAAGGAAGATAGTTTTTTCTTTAACTACATTAATAATTCTTCAGTATTAAAGGAGCCGGATGTAATGTCGCTGCTCCTGCAAATAAGAAGTAAAATGAAAAACTATAACTATACTATTAATCTTGCAGAAGACTTAAGTGAAGATGAACAGATTTCATGGTTTGAAGTTCTCAATAATGCTGGAAGTCGGGTAAGCATTTTACAGATGCGGTTTTCAAAATTGAAATTACACGGCATTGATATTTATGTTCAATACACCAATAAGTTCAAGGAGCGCATAAAAGACTTAGGTTATGACTTTTTTGTTCCTCACAAGACTGGAGTCTCTTATCCAATTGCTGCATTAAACCCTGCTTACGAGGTGGTAACCGGCAAAAAGCATACCGATGCCTACACGCCAATTCCATCGGATACTAAAGAAAACCAGCTGTGTAGTTTAACCCCTGAAGAGCTGACCAGATGTTTTGAAATGACACTTGCCGGGCTGGACACTGCCTTAGAATTTATGGAAGACAATAATCTCCAGGAACCAGATAGAATCGACTACATCACATATCTAACCGGTTTTTTTGTTATTCATGGGGAAGTAGTAAGCGACAGTGTAAAAGAAAAACTGATTCATTGGTACAATAGTGTAGATTTTAAAAACCAGAGCAACAGTGAAAGAAGAGACATTTTTTCAAGGCTCATATTGATTGGTGGGTAGGAGGAGAAATGTATATGGTGGAAATGGATCTGAAAGGCGTAGTGGCGTGCCCAGCATGTGGTAAGGAGTTTGTCTTTGCCTATTATGATGCAAAAGGACACGCTTCAGTACCCTGTGTACGATGCGGGAGAATTATTATGGTTGATTATGAGACCCTGGAAGCAACGTTGATACGACCAAGGAGGAGAAAGAATAAAAGTAAATAGGGAGACCGAGCACTGAAGAGCATGGCAACCGCCATAGCTATAACCGCCGGATGGAGTTACTTTAAGTAATTTTATTCGGCGGTTTATTTTTTTAACAAATACTGACTGAGCCATTAAGGGGCAAAAAACCACCGCTGGGCCAGAGTATAGCTAGAAAAAGCGATACTTTGGCCCTATTTTTACCTGGTGCTGCCTTTTTTCTAGCTATCTCAAGCCTGGAGAAAGGAGCACATATGAAAATCAGGTATGAATTCCTGACTGGTAAAGTTGTGGAAATCGAGGTATCAGAAGGCTTTGCTGAACTATCTGCAACCATTGATAAAGACATCTACAATAGCGACCGCAAAGAAACCCGCAGGCATAATTCCATTGATGGTATGCACGAAGCAGGGGTTCAACTGGCTGACCCTACAGCAGACATTGCAGCAACTACAGAAAAGCGGCATAGGAATGAGAAGTTATATAACGCAATTAATCAATTGCTTCCTCGCCAAAAGGATTTAGTCTGGAAAGTTTACTTTGAAGAAATGAGCCTAGTGGAAATAGCTAGGGACGAAAACGTCACCGAAGCGGCCATCAGAAACCGGCTAAAAAAAATTTATAAAAAACTTAAAAAAAGTATGAGTTAGGGGGTTCGATTTTGCCTTTCCCGTGGCTTATAAGTAGAGGCACTTTTCAGGACAGGCCTCGGGGGAGGTGAGAATATTGCGCACTATCAAGATTACCATTACTAGTCCTAACCCGCCAGATATTGTGATTACAGAACAGGAACCTGATGTGTTGGAAAAGTTAGGTGAATTACTTTTAGGGAGGAATAAGGAGGATGACGACGATAAAAATTGACATTCCGGCCATTTCTGAGCTAGCTGATGCGATTCATGTACTGTCATCAGCTTTATATGAATCCGGTAAGGGCGAATCGGCTACCAAGGTGGTGGAGGCAGATCCGGAAAAGAACACACCTACGGAGAATACCAAGGAAATCACCCTGGAAGAAATCAGGGCCAAGCTAGCAGCTCTCACCCAGGGTGGGAAACAGGCAGAGGTAAAAGCCCTTATCAAAAAATACGGTGGAGCCAAGCTTAGCGACATTCCCAAGGACAAGTACCCAGAACTTATGCAAGAGGCGGAGGCGATGTAGATGGCCAAACATGCACTGCTATCAGCTTCCGGCTCCAACCGGTGGATAAACTGCCCACCATCAGCAAGGCTAGAAGAAGTAATAAAAGAAGAGGCCAGCGAGTATGCCAGGGAAGGCAGCTTTGCCCATGCCCTAGCCGAACTCAAACTGGCCCATTACTTGGGAAATCTAACCAGTCCTAAGTATAACACGGAATTAAAGAGGCTAAAACAAGATGGTTTTTACTCAGAGGAACTAGAGGACTATACACAAGCCTATGTAGACTTTGCCATTGAGAAGATTAACGAAGCCAGAGCCAGAACCAAAGACGCAGTAGCGCTGCTGGAAGCTAAGCTGGACTACTCCCCTTGGGTACCGGAGGGATTCGGTACCGGGGACCTGGTTCTCATTACAGATGGGGTGTTGGAGATAACGGATTTCAAATACGGGGCAGGGGTAGCGGTATCGGCAGTAGATAATAGCCAGATGCGGCTATACGCCTTAGGAGCAATCCACCAGTTTTCCATGCTCTATGATATCCAAACGGTGAGAATGACCATTGTGCAACCCCGGCTGGATAGCATTTCAACAGATGAAATGACCGTTGATGACCTTCAATATTGGGCGACAAATACGGTCATGGGTGCAGCAGAAAAAGCCTGGAATGGCGAAGGCGAATTCAAATCAGGTGAGCATTGCCGCTTCTGCAAGGTCAAGGCTACTTGCAGGGCCAGGGCGGAAGTTAACATGCAATTGGCCCGGCACGATTTTAAACCGCCTGCTCTACTAACTGATGATGAAATCGCGGAAGTGATGTTTATCGCAGATGAGTTACAACGGTGGGTATCAGATGTACAGGCCTATGCTTTAGACCGGGCGGTAAATCACGGCAAACAGTGGCCGGGATACAAACTGGTTGAGGGTAGGAGCTATCGCAGGTATGCAGATGAGGTCGAAGCAGCCAAAACCCTAATAGCAGCCGGATTTGATGAAGATAAAATTTACAGCAAAAGCCTGTTAGGGATAACGGCCATGGAGAACTAACAGCTTAACCAGGCCCGGCATTGTGGATAAAGATGTACAGCCTATCATAGACCAGACCGAGTTTTACTCCGGCTGCTACGGCAGGGCCAGTATTATATTTTACGCCTACAACGCTAACGGAAACAAAGGCATTGCTGCAGGGCTGCAAAACCTGCAGAAGCTTGAAGATGGTGAACCCTTAAGCGGCAAGTCAAGACCTGAGGATGATTTCGGGCCGGTAGAAATCGAAGAGGACTTTTTAGGATGAGTATATTGTCCGTAGATATTGAAACCTATTCCAGCGGAGACCTCACTAAATGTGGGGTCTACCGATATACTGAGGCAGCGGATTTTGAAATACTATTATTCGGTTATGCCTATAACAACCAGCCGGTTAAAGTTATTGACTTAACCCAGGGAGAAAAACTACCCCGTGTCGTGTGGGAGGATCTGTTTGATCCGGCCATAACCAAAACAGCTTTTAGTGCAAACTTTGAGAGAACATGCCTGGCTAAGCACTTTGGCATACCTGCCCCACCGGAGCAGTGGCGCTGCAGCCAGGCGCATGCACTAACCCTGGGCCTACCGGCTAGCCTGGATGGGGTGGCTAAGTGCCTGAAACTATCCCAGCAGAAGATGCGGGAGGGCAAGAGCTTAATAAGATATTTTTCAATACCTTGCAAGCCTACCAAAGCCAATGGAGGCCGGACTAGAAACAGGCCCTGGGATGATTGGCAAAGGTGGCAGGTTTTTAAAGAATACTGCAAACAGGATGTGGAAGTGGAACGGGAGATAAGAAAAAAGCTGGAGCAGTATCCTATGCCGGAAAAGGAATTAAAGCTGTGGTATTTAGACCAGAAGATAAATGACTTTGGAGTGAAGGTTGATACAACGCTGGTTAAAAACGCTATCCAGTGTGATGAAGATTATCAAAAGAAATTGCTAATGGAAGCCTTCCATTTAACCCGGCTGGCAAACCCCAATAGCCCGGCCCAGTTAAAAGGATGGCTGGAGAATAAACACAACATCCAGGTGGACAGTCTGTCCAAAGACAAGGTGGAAGAACTGCTAGCTGAAGTCAACGACCCGACCGTTAAACGAGTATTAGAACTCCGGCAAGAGATGTCTAAGACCTCGGTTAAGAAATATGAGGCTATGGATCGGGCTGTATGCAGCGATGGCCGGGTGCGGGGACTGCTGCAATACCACGGAGCCTCGACCGGAAGATGGGCTGGAAGGCTCGTGCAAATCCACAATCTACCAAGGAGCAACATGAGCGATTTAGACCTGGCCCGGCAGATTCTTTTATCGGGAGATTATGAAACCCTGGAACTGCTCTTTGATAGTGTGCCAGATGTGCTATCCCAGTTAATCCGGACAGCCATTATTCCGTCTCCTGGTCACCGGTTTATAGTATCAGATTTTTCAGCCATAGAAGCTAGAATCGTTGCTTGGTTAGCAGATGAAAACTGGCGACTGGAAGTGTTTAATACCCACGGTAAGATTTACGAAGCTTCGGCTGCCCAGATGTTTAAGGTGCCGGTGGAGAGTATTACCAAGGGTAGTGAGCTGCGGCAGAAAGGTAAAATAGCAGAACTTGGACTTGGTTATGGCGGCGGTGTTGGGGCTTTGAAGGCCATGGGTGCTTTAAGCATGGGGATTGAAGAAGAAGAGCTGCAGCCGCTGGTTACGGCCTGGAGACAAGCTAATCCAAACATTGTAAAGCTTTGGTGGGACGTGGAGCGGGCGGCAATGACGGTTGTAAAGGATAGAACCTCGGTGGAGATGGCACATGGAGTAGGGTTTAGCTACAAAAGCGGAGTGATATTTATCAGACTGCCTTCCGGTAGAAGCCTGGCTTACGTGCGGCCCCGGATCGAACTAGATGAGCGGTTTAATAAGGACGGTTTAACCTATGAGGGTATCGAGCTGGGTAAATGGTGCCGGATAAACACATACGGGCCAAAGCTCGTGGAAAATATTGTCCAGGCAATCGCCAGGGACTGTCTGGCAGAAGCGTTGTTACGGCTAGATGTAGCTGGTTACAAAATAGTAGCACATGTGCATGATGAAGTGGTGCGGGATGTCCCGGAAGGAAAAGGCTCTTTGCAGCAAGTCAATTCTATCATGAGCCAGGATATCAGCTGGGCACCGGGGCTGTCATTGCGGGCAGAGGGCTTTGAGAGTGAATATTACAAAAAAGACTGATTTGTTACCAGCAACAGTGAGGTTAATTTTTCTAACCAATAATGTTGAAAGGAGTGCTAACGAAATGAAACCGTTAATTTACGTATGTTCTCCCCTACGGGGCAATGTGTTAATAAATATCAGGAAAGCCGCTTGCTATTCAGCCTTTGTTTTTGAACAAGGCGGCATCCCCATTACTCCCCATCTGTATTTAACCACTTTCCTGGATGATGCTGTTCCTGAGGAACGGGCTGTTGGTAGGGAGATGGGCTTACAGATACTGCACCTATGTGATGAACTCTGGGTCTTTGGGGAGTGGATATCGGAAGGTATGGCAGAAGAGATAAGAAGAGCTGAAGAACTAGGAATCACAATAAAAAGGTTTGATGAGAAATGCAGCTCTTTTGAAGAGCAATCCGAGCTGTTTAAAGAACTTGAGGAAATTCGGAAACAAGAATCCTTCTACCACAGCATTCCCAAAGTAGCCAAAATGATGGGGATATCGCCATCGGACTATTGCGACTACAGAGCCTGCAGGAAAAAAGCAAGTGATGAAATTATGGAACGGACGAAAAGCACAAGGACATCGATAAAGGGGAGAGGTCATGAATGCATCAAAGGCACCAAATAAGCATGACGACATATTAACCATTGCCACCGGTAGGAGCCGCAAAGAGCTGGAGTGGAAGAACCGGGAGATGCTGTGGTCGGAGTTGCTAAAAAAGCTAAGTAAAACAGTTAGAACCCAAGAGACCTTTGAAGAATACAAAAAACTCCCCAAGGCTGACCGGGACGAGATAAAAGACGTAGGGGGCTTTGTAGGCGGTACCTTAAAAGGAGGCCGCAGGAAGGCAGGCTGCGTGGTATGGCGGCAGATTGTTACCCTGGATGCCGATTTCGTCAAAGGGGATTTATGGGCCGGGGTGGAGACCATGTTTGGCTATGGCTGCTGTATGTATTCTACCCACAGCCACAGCCCTGGTGCACCTAGATTAAGGCTGGTAATCCCTTTAAAAAGGCCGGTATCTCCTGATGAATATGAAGCCGTAGCCAGGCGCATTGCCGGGGATTTAGGTATCGATTTTTTCGATAACAGTACCTTTGAACCCCACCGGTTGATGTATTGGCCGAGTAGCCCGGAAGACGGAGAATTTATCTTTAAGCATCTGGATGAAGAATGGGTTGACCCGGATGAAGTGTTAGCCAGATATCCAGACTGGCGTGACCCTTCTTACTGGCCGGAATCTTCCCGGACCAAAGCTGAACGCAAGAAACTGGCGGATAAGCAGGGTGACCCCAGGGAAAAACCGGGTATAGTTGGAGCCTTTTGCCGGACTTATACCATAGCCCAAGTTATCGGGAAATTCTTAAGCGCTGTCTATGCACCAGGTGATGATCCTAACCGTTACAGCTATATCCCCGGCAGCACCGCAGGTGGTTTGGTTGTCTATGAAAACGGCGACTTCGCCTATTCTCACCATGCCACCGACCCCATAGGCGGAAGGCTTTGTAATGCCTTTGATTTGGTTAGGCTGCATAAGTTCGGAGAACAAGATGATGAAGCAAGAGAAGATACCCCAGTTAATAAGCTGCCCTCTTATCTGGCCATGCAGCGATTGGCTGCAGAAGACTTGGAGGTTAAAAAGCAGATAGCTGCTGAGCGGATGGCATCGGCCAGTGAGGATTTCGGGGAAGAGGAAGACTGGCAGGCCGGGCTGGAGATTGATAAAAAAGGCGAGTTTAAAAACACTCTAACCAATATGGTCTTAATTATTAAACATGATCCAACCTTACAAGGTGTTTATTATAACCAGCTTAGAGACGGAATAGATGCTGATGAGGAAGTGCCCTGGAAGCGATTAAAACCGGGGTGGAATAAGACTGATGATGCCAGTTTAGCCGGGTACATTGATGCTTGCTACAAGTTATACTCCCCTGGCAAACTGCGGGACGCAGCGCTTAAGGTAGCAGTGGAAAGGGCCAGGCATCCCATCCGCGATTACTTAAACAGTCTGCCAGCATGGGACGGGGTACAACGCTTGGACACCCTTTTGGTTGATTACCTGGGAGCAGAAGATAGCGAGTATGTGAGAGCGGTCACCAGGAAAACCCTGGTGGCTGCGGTGGCCAGGGTAATGGAGCCCGGTATTAAGTTTGATTATATGTTAGTGCTAAACGGCCCTCAGGGGATTGGCAAGAGCACCTTATTTGCTAAGCTGGGAGGTCATTGGTTTAGTGATTCACTATCCATTGCAGATATGCGGGATAAGACTGCAGCGGAGAAACTGCAGGGTTACTGGATAGTAGAGGTGGGGGAATTGGCGGGAATTAAAAAAGTAGATGAGGAAACCTTAAAATCCTTTCTATCCCGCCAGGATGATAAGTATAGAGCCAGCTACGGTTATGCAGTAGAAGACCACCCAAGGCAATGTGTAATTGTAGGCAGCACCAATAAGACCACTGGTTTTTTAAGAGATTTGACCGGCAATAGAAGGTTCTGGCCAGTGAAGGTACCAGGCAGCGATATATTAAGGCCCTGGGATTTAAAAGATGTGGGCCAGTTATGGGCGGAGGCTTATGTGAGGTATAGAGCTGGGGAGAAATTGTTCCTGGAAGGCAGGGTGGAAGAGGCGGCCCAGATGATCCAGGTAGAAGCCCTGGAAAGCGATGACCGGGAAGGCCTGGTCAGGGAATATTTAAATAAGCCCTTACCTACCAACTGGGATGATTTAGACCTTTATGCTAGGCGGGAGTTTTTAAGAGGCGATGGTTTTAGCGATGGTCTCATAGGTGAGGTAGAACGAGAGATGGTTTGCACCTTGGAAATCTGGTGCGAGCTGTTCGGTAAAGAACCCAGTGCTATGAAGAAGATTGATTCGTATGAGATAAATGCAATCATGAGAAAGCTGGAAGGCTGGGAGCAGAGTGAGAAACTAGTAACACTCCCATTCTACGGCAGGCAGCGAGTCTATATTAAGGCTGAACAAGATTAAGAACAAGATGCTGAACAAGGCGAACAAGCTAAGTTCTTGTTCCACCAGTAATTGGAAACCTGCAGCCCTTGTGCAAGCAGTGTCACGACAGCAAGACGGTTAAAGACGGTCGCTGGGGGAAGAAGGGTGTGGTCTACAGTTACCGGTAGGGGGTAGGGGGGTCAACATCTCTAAAGCCCACCAGGCCTGGAGCGGGCGCGTGGCAACGCGTGAGAATTCGCGAAATTGCAGGGCAGGGGGTGTCAAGGGCTAATACTTGACAGGGTGGGAGACACTGCGATTAAAAATCAGTTAAAAAGGGGGTGCCGTTTTGACGACTTTGATGTTGATGAAGCCCTAAAAGAACCGGTTATCAGCAAGCCAGGCGACCTCTGGCTATTGGGTCGCCACCGACTATTGTGTGGAGACAGCACCAAGGCTGAAACTTATGAAAAGCTGATGGACGGGAAGAAGGCTAACCTGGTAGTAACAGATCCCCCGTACGGGGTTTCCTATGATGGGGGCCAGGGCACGATTAAAAATGATGATTTAAAAGGGGAGGCTTTTTACGAATTTCTGTTTGCCGCTTTTACGAACATGGAAAAGGTTATGGCCAATGATGCTTCAATTTATATTTTCCATGCTGATACCAAGGGTTTATATTTCCGCCGAGCCTTTGAGGATGCAGGCTTTCACCTTTCAGGAGTTTGCCAGTGGGTGAAGCAGTCCCTGGTGTTAGGTCGAGCCCCGTATCAGTTTAGACACGAGCCTATTTTCTTCGGTTTCAAGAAAAAAGGCAAGCATAAATGGTATGCCGGAAGGGCTGAAACTACGGTCTGGGAATTTGATAAGCCTTCCCGAAGCGAACTGCACAGTACCATGAAGCCGATACCTTTAATCGCCTATCCCATTAAGAACAGCAGCGCCGTTAATGCTATTGTGGTAGATCCCTTTTCGGGAAGCGCATCCACATTGATTGCTTGCGAGCAGATAGATAGAATTTGTTATGCCATCGAGTTGGTAGAGCGCTTTGTGGATGTAGGAGTGAAAAGATATATCGAGTATATAGGTTCAGATGAAGATGTTTTTCTGATTAGAGATGGGGAGAAAATACTTTACAAAGCTTTGGAAAACCCAACGTAATGTTTTGGCACACTTTACAAAACCATTTGAAAGAGCAGTAATAATATGGTAAAATGCACCTAAAAGACCGCTCCTAGGAATGAAAGCGGGTCGAGGGGTGCAAAATGGTTATAATTGGAGAACTAAAAAAAGAATTCAAGAGGTGTGGAGGCGTACTTAAAACAGCAGAGCTCAATCAACTGGGATTTTCAAGCCGTCAAATAAAAAACCTCCTGGATGAAGGAGTGATTACAAGGATTAAACGTGGCTTTTATGAGCTGACGGATTATGTTAGCCAGGAAGAGGTTGTTATAGCACGACTCTTTCCGCAAGCGGTAATATTTCTTGAAAGTGCATTGATGTATTATGGCTATACAGACCGTATACCCCCAGCATGGCAAATAGCGGTTGACAAAAACAGTACAAAAACACAATACGAGATTGATTATCCTATAATAGAACCCTATTATCTGGAACCCAAATTCCTGGAAGTAGGTATAGATAAAATTCAAATGGAAGGAGTAACCATTAAAATATTTGATCGGGATCGGGCCATATGCGATGTTCTTCGTTACGAAAAAAAACTAGAAAAAGAGGTATTTAACAATGCCATCCAACGCTACCTCAAAGACCGAAATAAGAATATAAGGAAACTGTTTGAATATGCTGAAATCCTGAAAATCAAAAAAAAGGTACAGACATATATTGGAGTGTGGTTGTGATGGCTGATCGGGCGGCGTCAATATTAGCCAGGTTAAAAAACGAGTCAAAAAGGCAAGGCATTCAATTACAACAGTTGTTGAATCTTTTTTATCAAGAAGAGTTTATTCGAAGGCTTTCCCGCTCCCGGTATAGGGATAACCTTATCCTCAAAGGTGGCTTTTTGCTATATGCGCTCAGTGAATTTACCATAAGGCCAACAATTGATGCCGATTACTTATTAAAAAACTATTCTAATAGTATGGACTCCGTAGAAGCACTTGTTAAGGATTTAATTTCTTTATCCAGTCAACATGATTACATGAGGTTTGAAATAAGGAGTTTAGAGGTAATTAGTGAGATTACAGATTACCATGGTATTAGGGTCAATCTTATCGGTTATATGGGAAGGACAAGAACACCCTTCAGCATTGATTTTGGAGTAGGGGATGTTATTGTGCCTTCTGTAGTTGAAAGAACCTTGCCGGTAATATTGCCGGAGTTTGAGAAACCTAAAGTTTTAACCTATTCTTTAGAGTCTACAGTAGCCGAAAAACTCGATGCTATTATCGTTTTAATGGAAGCAACGGGACGCATGAAGGATTTTTACGATATATATTATTTAGCAACAACATTTGATTTCGAGGGTAGAAAGCTTCAAGAAGCAATTTATGGAACTCTTGCTAACCGGGGTACGCCACATGAAAAGGATTCTGTTGCCATAATCTCTAGACTAGCAGGGGATTCCAGTATCTTGAATCGGTGGGATAATTTCTATAAGAAAATATTGAAATACAAACTAGACTTTAACCAGGTTGTTGGAGTAATCATTGATTTTATACAGCCGCCATATGAATCGCTAATTCTGGAGGATGAACTCTTTAAAAATTGGAGTCACGAGGAAAGAAGATATATTTAATCGTGAAGCAGGCTAAAACAGGTTTGCTTTTGAAGAAAAAACAATCAGCCCTTCGGGGCTTTTTTACTTGCTATTCCTGTGGTTTTAAGTGATGTATATACTAAACACGGTCTTAATGTTCACGGAGTAGTGTTCGATGAATTGCATGCGCAGCCCAATAGACAGCTTTTTGATGTTATGACTATGGGTAGTGGTGACGCCAGAAAGCAGCCTTTGTTTTTTCTTATTACCACCGCTGGGACTGACCGGAACTCTATCTGCTGGGAAGTACACCAGAAGGCTGAGGATATATTAAGGGGTAAAAAATACGATCCTACTTTCTATCCGGTTATATACGGGATTGAAGATGATGATGATTGGGCTGATGAAGCCAACTGGTACAAGGCTAATCCCAGTTTAGGCCATACCATTGATATTGAAAAACTAAGAGCCGCCTTTTTAAGTGCCAGAGAAAACCCGGCAGAAGAAAATCTTTTCAGGCAACTGAGATTAAACCAATGGGTTAAGCAATCAGTACGCTGGATGCCCATGGATACCTGGGAGATGTGTTCGTTTCCGGTAGACCCTGAAGAACTAAAGGGCCGGGAATGCTACGGAGGGCTTGACCTTTCCAGTTCCATTGACATTACAGCCTTTGTCCTGGTCTTTCCGCCGGTAGATGAGGATGATAAGTATTACGTGCTGCCTTACTTCTGGCTGCCGGAAGAAACTTTAGACTTAAGGGTGAGGCGGGATCATGTGCCTTACGATATTTGGAAAGGGCAAGGGCACCTTTTAACCACCGAAGGCAATGTGATCCACTACGGCTTTATTGAAAAGTTTATCGAGGAACTGGGCCAGGACTACAACATTCAGGAAATTGCCTTTGACCGCTGGGGAGCGGTACAGATGGTGCAAAACCTGGAAGGCGCAGGCTTTAGCGTTGTTCCCTTTGGCCAGGGTTTTAAGGATATGTCCCCACCCACCAAAGAGCTGATGAAGCTGACCCTGGAAAAGAGAATCGCCCATGGCGGCCATCCGGTATTATCCTGGATGATGGACAATATTCATGTTAGAACTGACCCAGCCGGTAATATTAAACCGGATAAAGAGAAGTCAACCGAAAAGATTGACGGGGCAGTAGCTATGATTATGGCGCTAGACCGGTGTATCCGGAATGAAGGGGTGAGCAAAGATAAATCGGTGTATGATGAGCGGGGGTTATTAATTATCAGTACGTACTGATAAGCAATATTATCCCTACTAAAATAAAATCCAAACCACACATAAAAAATCATTAAATATCCATCTAAAATCCTATAAATGTTTTGATTTTATTCACACT